ATTAATGCTGATACGGTAGATTCAACAATGATTGGTGGTTCTATTAAAAAAGGTCAGATTGGTCACTTTATCGTATCAATTGCAAAAGATTTAGACCAAAAAGAAAGTGGTCGTGCTAACATGGCAATACTAAAATCAAGGTTTGGTGTTGATGGAATTATATTCACTGATATTGAATTTAATAACGCTAAGATTCAAATTAATATTGATAATGGTAGTTATTTAAAAGCGTCTGAAATGGAATCTTATAAAGAGGAAAAAAAGAGTGAACGTACACTTGAATTGATGAAAGATTTAGAATCTAGGAAAAGTGGAAATAAAATTTTAATGGAAAAAACTGGCGAAATAGAGTCAAATCCACAAGAATAATAAATAATAATAAATTAAAAATAAATAAACAAAAATGAGTAAATATTTAAATATAGATAACGGTGACAGAGATACCAAATTTCCAATAATTCATGATGACCTTTGGAAGTTTTATAAAAAGCAGCAACATAAAATATGGACTGCTGAAGAATTAGATTTATCTAAAGACACATTAGAAGGAATTCCAGAAGGTGAAGTAATTATTTTAAAGAACTTATTAGCGTTTTTTGGTGTTTCAGATACTTTAGTACAAGATAACTTAGCTGATGAAATAGTATCAGAATTTTCAAGTGTTGAAGAAATAAAATCTAATTATGTTTACCAAGCATATATTGAAGATGTACATAGTGAAACATATTCTCTTTTAATTGAGCAATTAATTGATAATGAAGAGGAAAAACAAGCTATGTTTAAAGCTATTAGAACTAATCCAGTCGTGGCCGCAAAAGTTAAGTGGGCTAAGAAATGGTTAGAAGATGGTACTATCATTGAGAGATTAGTTGCTTTTTCGTTATTAGAAGGTATGGGGTTTTCCTCTACATTCGCAATGCTTATGTTCTTTAGAATGCGTTATCCACAATTAGTAGGTCTTGGCCAAGCTAATGAATTAATCCTTCAAGATGAAGTGCTACACATGCACTTTGGGATTAACATGCATAACAAATATGTGAAAGATGAATATAAGTTACCAGCTTCAGAAATCAAAGAAATGATTTTGGGTTGCTATGAAACAGAAAAGGTTTTTGTGGAATCAATATATGGTGGTAATTATGTACTTGGATTAGATGAAGGTAAATTAATCCAATACATACAATATGTTACTGATAGCTTATTAATTTATTATAATATTGAAGCTGTGTTTAAAGTAGAACAACCATTTGATTTTATGGCATCTTTCTCAATCGTAGAACGACAAAACTTCTTTGAAACTAAAGGTGGTGAATACGCAAGAATAACCAATATCGGTGGTGATTTAATGACCGATGACTTTTAAAAAACAAAAAAGAAGTAAATGAAAATTATTAAAAAAGACGGTAGTAGTCAAAATTTCAATCCTAATAAAGTTTTGACTCGAATTAAGAGAACGGCCAAAAGCCTAAATCTAAAAGTCGATTCTGATAAGCTTTCACAAAAAGTAATCCCGCAAATACAAGATGGTATGACCACTAATGATATTGATAACTTAGTTGTTATTGAATCATTAGGGTCTGTCTATTTGCACCCAGATTATTCTATGTTAGCGTCAGCAATCGAAATTGATATAACACAAAAAAACCATGATTATAAGAAGTTTGAAATTGAATTAGATTATTCAAGAGATTACACTTATGATTATTTAGCATGGTCAACTTTCAAGAAATCATATCGAGATGGTGTTGAATTACCACAAGAAATGTACGGTAGAATAGCTAGTGAGTTAGGTGAAGAGAAAGAAGGTAAGCAATATCTATATGATATGCTTTCTACAAAGCAAATTAACTTTGCTACACCAATTAATTTAACTGCTGGAACTGGTGATGGTAGTAATAGATTCATTTCATGTGATATTAACTTCTTAATCGAAGATAGCCTTGAAGGTATTATTAGTACTTTGGGTGATTTAGCTAAATCATCAAAAGATGGTTCAGGTATTGGTATTTATATCGGTAATCTTAGGAGTTCTAAGAGTAAAGTAGGTGATTTTAACGGAAATGCCGCTGGAATTCCTAGATTTGCTGACCTTGCACAAGGTATCGCAAGATTCTTCAACCAAAGAGGTCGTAGAAATGGTGCATTTGCACTATATGCACCAACATGGCATAAAGATATCATTTCTCACTTAGAATTAAGGCTTAATGAAGGTGATGAAAGGTTAAGAACTAGAGATATCTTCAATGGTGTTTGTATTGATGACCTATTTATGGAAGCTCTAACAGAGGAAAAGGATTATTACTTATTCTGCCCTCACGATATAGTTAAAGCTGGTTTAAAACCATTCTATGAGTGTACACCAGACGAATTCAGAGTTGTATATCAACAAGCAGTTGATTTAGGACTTGGTACTAAGATTAATCCTAGAGATATCTGGAGTAAAATATTATTATCTCAAGCATCTACAGGTACACCATACATTGTATACATAGATAATATCAATAGAAAGAATATGCAAGAGCATTTTGGGCAAATTAAGAGTTCAAATCTATGTTCTGAGACAATTCTTTATGCTGATAAAGATGAAGTTGGTCAATGTGCATTAGGTTCAATACCATTAAAAACATGTACTGATATTAGAGAAGCGGCAAGGGTATTAAGTTACTATATTAATAGAGTGATTGACCTTAACGTTTATTCAACTGAGAGAGCTGAAAGAGGTGGTCTCGGTCAGAGAACGATTGGAATTGGAGTTGCTGGACTTGCAGAGTATCTATATTCAAGAGGTATGGACTTCGAAAGTGAAGATGGTAAACAAGCTTTTAAAAATATCATGAGAGAAATATACTTGGGTGCTGTAATAGGTTCACAAGAATATTATGAAAAATATGGTAAGACATTTAGAGATTATGATAAATCTTTATACGCTAAAAATGTATTTAACCCACAAAAATGGGGTATTCACGAACATGAAATTGATATGTCTAAGCCAGTTGCAAATAGTTTATTTACAGCACTTATGCCGACAGCATCATCTTCTAACCTATTAGGTTGTACTGAGATGTTCGAAGTACCACAAGGTATGGTTTACAGACGTAAATTAGATAAAGGTGAGTTTGTTGTAGTTCAAAGAAATTTAGTTGAAGATTTAGAGGCTTTAGGTCTTTGGAATGAAGATTTAGCTAAGAGAGTTGTAATGGCTGGTGGAACTATTCAAGGTTTATATGATATCCCTAAAGAAATTAGAGATAAGTATAAAACTGCTTACGAAGTATCCCAGAAGAAGAGAATTGATATGATTAGGGAAGCTTTCCCATATATTGACCAATCAACATCACTTAACCTATATTACTCAGATGGTAATTTTACGAAGTTATCAGCCGCTTTAATACATGGTTGGAAGATTGGTAACAAAACTGGTGTTTATTACACTAGGGTACTTAAAAAAGATGCTGATACGACAGCTGACTTATTTAAAAGGAGAGAAGCTGCAATACCAACTGAAAAACCTGAAGATTCAGAGTTTGATTGTATTGGATGTTCAGCGTAATATATAATAAATTAAAGGGCAAGTATTTTACTTGCCCTTTTTTTTTGTTTTTGTATATTTATAGATATGAAGTACATTAATATTGACTTTCCTTTCAAGGATAGTAAAAGAGGGTTCTTTCTACAATTAAACACTGAAGACTCTAAAGCTATTAAAGCTGATTTATTACATCTTATTTTAACTAATAAAGGTGAGCGTTTGTATTTACCAGATTTTGGAACTAACTTAAGAAAGTATTTATTTGACCCATACGATGGAATTACAGAAGAAAGTATTAAATCAGAAGTTAGAGAAGCTGTAAAAAAATATATCCCTAATCTAAAAATTAATGACATTACTTTTAGTGAAGCTCCACAAGGCCCTTATGGTGCGGTGGTTAGGTTAGACTATACCGTTACCGAGGACGTTTTTGAAAGTAGAGATTTTGTTATTATACAACTTTAACTTTATTTTGCTAAGTTTTTTATTATCTTATATTTATAATAAAAAACATTATAATGGCAAAAGGTATAGCATATTCCAGTAGAAACTTCGC